GATTAATATGCCTAAGAACTTATGGGATAAAGAATACAACAGAGTTTATAGAGAACTTGTACGTGATTATCTTGATGATGGTTACGACATTGCTGAAGCTAAGTTTAATGCTAGAAAAGATGCTAAAGAAGTAATGAAAGATCAGCTTGACTTTGTTGAAGAATTGTATGATAATACGTTAAATGATTTGGATTAATAATATGGATAAACAATGGTTAGATAGAGGTGCATGTCCTAAGTGTGGCTCTAGTGATGGAAATGTAAACCATTCAGAAGGTTATAGCTTTTGTTTTTCTTGTAACACTAGATTTGGAGAGAGTATGGAAGCAGAAAAAGTTATACCAATGAAGACAGAGAGTGTTATGAAAACTGTTGGTACATTAGGTGCTTTAAGTGAACGTAGCATTCTAAAAGAAACAGCACAGAAATATAACACAGATGTTAAAGTAAATGGTAATATGAATACTCATCACATTTATAAATATTTTGATGAGGGTGGTAATAATATAGCTAACAAAGTACGTGATGTAGCTACTAAGAATATGTGGACTGAAGGTAACATGACTAATGCAGGATTGTTTGGTCAAAATATCTTTGCACCTAGTGGTAAGTATATTACTATTACTGAAGGTGAAGTAGATGCTATGTCTGCATATGAATTACTTGGCAGTAAGTGGGCATGTGTATCTATTAAAACTGGTGCAGGTTCAGCACTACGTGATTGTAAAAAAGCATTTGAATATCTTGATAGCTTTGACCAGATAGTTATATCATTTGATATGGACAAGCAAGGCAGAGAAGCAAGTGAAAAGGTTGCTCAGTTATTCTCACCTAACAAGTGTAAGATTATGCACATGGAACATAAAGATGCTAACGAATATCTCAAGATGAATAAACGTGAGGAGTTCTCAAGAGCATGGTGGAATGCACAACCATATACTCCTGCAGGTATAGTTAACTTAAAAGATTTAAAATCTACATTGTTTGAAGAAGAGTATTGTGAAACATGTTTATATCCTTGGGCTAAACTAAATGATAAGACATATGGTATGCGTACTGGTGAGTTAATTACATTTACATCAGGTGCAGGTATGGGTAAGAGTTCTATTATGCGTGAGTTAATGCACCATATGTTAAAGAATACAAATGATAATGTAGGTATACTTGCATTGGAAGAGAGTACAAAGAACACAGCATTTAATATCATGTCTGTTGAAGCTAATGCTAGACTATATATTAATGAGATACGTAAGAAGTACAGCCAAGAAGAATTAGATACATGGTTTGATAATACTATGGGTAGTGGTAGGTTCTTTGCCTTTGATCACTTTGGTTC